TAGTTTTTAGTTTTTGACATTAGTGTTGTTTCCTTTGTTAGTGTTATTAATAATAAATTTAGCATGTTATTGTCTATACTATAACATACTTTTTTCGCTTTGGCAACTCTTTTTTTAAGTCTTTCTGACAAAACTTTTTGTTTCTTTTCGTTGTAATCTCTAATCATTATGTGTCCATTATACAGGTTTCCACACAGAAAGCAAGCTTTATTTTCACTTTTTTTGAATTATTTTGTTCTGGTTTTGTACTGGTTTTAATCATCTATGCAACTAACAGTTCTTTTAAATGTTTTGTTCTATTAGGGTGTTTTAACTTTCTTAATGCTTTTGCTTCAATTTGACATATACTATCTCTTGTTACACTAAACACTAGACCAACTTCTTCTAAGGTATAGTCAGTATTCAAACCAATACCAAATCTCATTCTTATGACTCTTTCTTCTTTAGGTGTTAAATAAGTAAGAGCTTGGGTGATTTTCTCTTTTATCTGATTTTTTGCAACGATACTATCAAGGTCAATTTCACTTGTCATATTATTCGCAACAGACAGGTCAGTAGTTTTAAAGATTGCGTCTTTACTCTTTTTATAGATTTTTTGTCTTACAAGGTGACCATTCTTATTCTTTTTTACATGATAATAATAGTCTTTATTATCTAACTCTAAATCAAGTTTTATATTATAGTGTATCATAGTGTTTTTCTTTCTTAATTATATGTTATTTGATATTAAACTATATCTTTCAAATTTGAAGTCTTTGTATTTTTTCTGAAATGATATATTTTTTTCAATCATATCTATAACATCATTTAATAAATCGTGTGTCACAATAGACGAATCATAATCTTTGATAATTTTATTGATTTCATATAATTTACTATCAATTTTATTGATTGTATTAAAGTAGTTGTTTTTTTTAGTCATAGTGTATTGTCCTTTGTTTTCATTATGTGTCCATTATACAGGTTTCCACACAGAAAGCAAGCGTTATTTCGCTTTTTTTAAAGTTTTTTTTGTTACCTGGTAAGGGTTTTAGAGCTGCGACACAAAATACTTGTTATTTCCAAGCATTTTTTATCCATTCCATGTCGGATTCGTGTGGATTTGGCTGTCCGTGAAACACGGTTACCAACGATTCGCCATTATGTTCATATGTCCAGTCTTGTTTAGAGTATCTAGTACCACTTCGGTCATACCATTTATATGATTGTGTCCACGAATCAGGAAAAGATGAAGTACCTGGTGTATTTAATAGAAAGTCTGATATGAGGTTCTGGTCGCCTGGAAATTTTCTTAGGTATTCTGGTCTATTGGACATGAATTTATGCCAAATTCGACCGTGAAGGGTGTTCTGTTTGAATTTCATAATACTAGAGTTCCAAACACCACTTTGTGGATTAAAATCATTCATACCACAAAAATCTGATTGTCTTTCGTGACTGTAAAAACAGTCTATGTTGCCTGTGATAACAACATCTAAGTCCATGTATAATGTAATACCTGGTAAATATGTTTCTGGATGAAATAGTTGTAGTTTATTCCACCAACCTTGTAAATCGTTTTCGGGAAACTTTCTTATATCAATATCACCTTCAACCATCTTATGCATTTTAACATGGTCGGTGAATACAACAAAGTTTATAGGGAGTGTGGTGTTTCTTTTCACCATATTGTAGAGTTTTTGTACATACTCTACGGCATACTTATCACCATAACAAACACAAACAAAATTATATTTCATATCACTAACCAATTGTACATTGCCCTCATACTAAAAATTAAATACATAAGTTCCATCAAAGCTCTAGGCCAATCTCTGTCTTTATAACCAAAGTAGACCCACATTACACATGCAATAGCACTAAAGAGCCAACCAACCCATTGAGTAGAAACATTAGCACTTGATAGGATAAAAACAGAGGCCATTGCCAATGCAAATCCTAGCCAGCGTTCTGGTACTGCACCTTTAAAATATCGAAAGCCAAGCCATCTTCTATTTCTTGTATTGTAAACTGGTGATTTGCTATCATGTTTAGCCATTCTTGCACCGTCTTCCGTCCAGGTTTAAAAGGTTTTTCAACCTTATTAATTTTACGACTTGTCACAAATGAAGCAACATGTCTTTGATGAGTAAATGCTGGTGTCATATTTAGTAAACCATCTACTGCTGATAATGACATATTTGTGACCACACAATTTGCGTTTTTCAAATCATCTTTTATATCAGTATTCCACCATTCGTTTCCAGGTCTTGGTTTATTTCTTAGTTTAATTGGCATATCAGTATATGTTTTTATCTCTGCACTAACTTGGTTAATCCATTCTTCTTGTGAGATAGCGTTTATATGCATGGTAACAGTAGGAGATGAAGGACATAATAATATATAATCACCACTATCTCTCCAACCTTTAAACTCTACATCTATACCTTGTTTCTCTAATATATTAAATCTATCAGGTGACACACCATGCATTTTTATAGTGTGAAGATTGCCTTTGCAAATTCTAAAATATGTCTTATCATAATCATTAATAATTGGTGTAGGATATCTTGTAATCTGTTCAGTTAAATAACCTACATCAACATACCACCATTCAATGTTTTTTTCTATACAATCTCTGATTTGAGATATATTATGTCCTGCTAATCCCCAGAAAAAATGTACTTCTTTACCCTCATCTTTCCAACCTTTTTCTATTGCTGGCCAGATTTGGTGTGATAGACATTTATCCCATGGTAATTTGTGTGTAATAATCATCTATAGGTTTATCTTCATTGTGTTAGCATATAAATTAAACCATTCATTTGAATATTCACTTTCGTTATAATCCATAAAATAAGGACCACCTAATGTCCAATGTACATTCTTTGCGTTTGGATTATAGTCGTATTCACCAACTAACCAGTTCCATTCTAAATCTAATGAACCAATAGCATCTTCATTTGGCAACCATTTAAATTGATGTAAGTTCTAAACCTGAAGCTGAGTTTACATACTCAGGTGTCAATCTACTACATAGACTATTATTCATAATCATCATACTAGACCAGTTTTTCTTTTCAAACTTTTCGTTTTTTGCACCTCTAAACTTATCTTGTTTAGGTTCATAATCATGTTTACAACACATAACAGAATAGATGTAGTTTCTTTTTTCCCACAACTCTGCAATATCTCCTCTAAACATCATATCACAGTCCATAAAAATAGAAAAACCTTCATACTTTCTTAAACTTGGTACCATAAATCTACTAAATGCAAAATCTGTAGATTGGTTTTCTTGTTTCTCTCTTGTAAATTCTGGTATATTACTCAAACACAATGGTGTGATTGAAACTGGTTGACTAGAGTTTCTTCTTATACTCTCAGCCAATATATGAAAGGCAACCTTTTCGCCCTCATCATAACCTATAAAAACATCTATCATACTCTTGCCTCCGGACTACGCCCTTTTAATTTTCTGTTACCTTTTGTATGGTCATAAACAGGACCTAATATTGACCTTGCTTGAACATGACCTGGTTTACCGTCACCAATGTTGTGATTTCTCGTACCTCTGTTCTCAAATTCTTTTCTTACATAATCCCATACAAAACTATCATGTTGTTCTTTAAGGTCATATATGCCGTCTGTATCATACAATGATTTCATTCTGTGTGCATACGATTGAATAACTGGATGTTTTAAATTAAAGTATAAGAAACCACATTCACTATAATGGTCACCTCTGCCTAGGTATGTCATCATACAATCATCTCTATGTATATGTTTCTTAATCCAATCTTCATCAATTGGTTTATGAAATACACTATCAGCGTCAATACAAATTATACCATCAACATCTTCGTTTATAATGGCATGACAATATGCATATACTTTGTAACTAAAACGGACACCATCTGTAAGAAACTCTTTACCTTTTACTCTGTAGTCTGAGTATGGTTGTCTATCTTTGTTTCGTTCTACAAACTCTTTTAATTCTGGTAAGACTTTCATCATACATTCATCTTCATTGTAGATTTTCAAAGGAAATGGCCAGTTATAGGTCTCTTTAAACCTATAAGCATATTCTTTATATAATTTATTATTGTAAGTTGTAATAGTTTTAATGTTCATCTTTACTCGCAAAATATGTTCTAGTTGGTAACTTCTTATCGACAAAAATTGCCTCTGAATTAATCACATTTTCAATCTTATAATTTCTATCTTCTAACCATGCTTTGATTTCTCTAAAGTTTGTACCATATCTTAGATAGTGTTTGTCTTTAGTTTCTAGTATAATGATAGGTTTACATGCCTTAATTGTGTGTTCACCACCTTTTAAAACTTCTAACTCAAAACCCTCTACATCTATTTTAATAAAATCAACTCTTGAATAACCAAACATGTCAAGTGTTTTTATCTGCACCTCTTCGGTACCATTTTTTAAATCTACAAAAGGATTACCTGAGTTATCATCATTTGTGTTTAGTTTTATAGTACCACTCTTTGAACCTAAAGCACAAGTATGAAGTCTATAATTAGTAATACCTCTATCGGCCATATTATTAATTAAACATTCTTTATTTTCTCTGACAGGTTCAAAAATGATAAGTTCTTTAAAATGATTTGCCATATCAACAGACCATAAACCAATATGACCACCAATATCAATAGCTACTTTACTTCTACTTGCATATTTTAAAGAAAATGATAATGCATAATCTCTTTGTTGTGTTTGATAATCATAACCTCTATTAATAACAGATTGTTCTTCTAACTTCTCTGATATATGTTTATCACTATCAGGTAACCACCAATCAAAGACTTTTTTCATTAATTTGCTCTTATAATAACTGCTTCAGATAAACACTTGTTTCTTGGTCTATTTAAATAAATCTCATAAGGACCATTTTTAAACTCTTTTAACAAGTCTTCATATTGTTTCAAACTTTCTTCGTTGTCAATTAACTTAACTTCGAACTCAATTAGAAATGCTTTGAATTGTACATCTTGGTCAATAATCTCTCTACAGAAATCCCACCATACACCCTCAATATCTGCTTTGATAATATCAGGTTGTGGCATATCATCAGCCATAATCGTTTGTAGATTTTTTGTTTCTACTGTGATATGTGCTGGGTTTTCACCAAACTGTGGTAGTGGTATAAGTGAATAACATTTTGATAAGTCACTTCTATCATAATAAAAGTTCATACTGCCATTCTCACCAGCATATGCTAGTTGATGAAATGTCATCTTGTCTTTACCAGGAAAGTTTGTTTCAAATAGTTTCACACTATCTGGTGTAGGGTCATATAAATGTATATTCATATCAGGATTGTCTTTTAACATGGCCTGTTCCCAACCCACATCTCTATGTACACCTAATGATAATACATTTGTACTATCTTTGACCACACTTTCTGGCAGCCAGTAGTTTTTATATTGTTTAAAAGATTGAGGTTGCATATATTCACCTTCTAATCGTTTAATCTCACTTAATAGTTCTTGTTCGTTCATTTTATCTCCTTAATCTTCATGTACTGGCCAATCTGTTTGAAAAGTAACATAATTTAATTGTATGCCTCTTCGTTCTATTTTAATATTTTTACCTTTATTCATACCATGCCATTTGTTAGGTCCATGAAATATATATCCATAATTATTCCAAAATGGTACAGTTTTTATCAACTCTAAATCTTCGCTATATAAATCTGTGCCTAAGTTAATATTTTCGCCTGTTTTGTTTACATAAATTAAGCTTGATATTAGTTTCTCTGGTATATCACAATGAGGTTTCAACCAAAATCCTTCTACATCATTCAATACTTCTAATCTTACAAATGAACCTTCAAAACCATCTTCATTACCAACCATCTTAGCAATATGTTTCCTTACAGGTACACTTCGCAAATCATTAATAAGTTTTGTGAGTTCAGGATACTTTTGATAATTATCCTTTGTAATATATTCTCTTAGTTTATGGTTTTGTTTCTCAACACCTTTTACATAACCTGACCTTGTACCATCATGCAAAACTCCATCTCTAGTTACACTAGCGTTTCTAACCTCATCAATTTGTTCATCTGTTAAGATGTTTTCAATGATGAAATGTTCCCAAGGATTGTCTTGTAATTTACTTTTTTGTAAACTTTCTAATATCTTTACCATATATTTTCTTCATTCAAATGGCCATATGCTTGACCCGATTTCATTTCGGTCTCTGTAAATTGGGCACACATTAAAGATTTTACCCAATCTTCTCTATCGCCAGCATATAAGGGGTCTTTAATTTGGTCTAGTTCATCTAAACCTAAACTTACAGGATAAGCAGGTGAGTGTTCACTACAAAAACTAGGTATGCCATTCATAACGGCATGTACAGCACACATAGAAGAAA